CGTGTATGAGGTATTTAGCGTTACACTCTGTTTATTAACGGAACTCAGCAATGAATCCAACTCGTGTGAGATGGACGAAACAATGAAAGAACGGACTCTGCGCGAAAGTACCAATGCGTGTCTCAGGGTTATCGCAACCTGCGGGCGGAAATTATTTATAGAGATATTACAAACTCTTCTTCTGACGTACGAGTGGCGGTACGGGAACTTGAACCACTTTGTAGTCAGAAACACTCTCAGTATCAGTATCATCGCCTTTACTTTCACGAATCTCAAATTTAACCTTTTGGGGAGGTTCGAGATAGTTAGGTGTAGACCGCAACTTCTTTTGTTTCCTAAGTTGGAGGAGAGCCTGAGGCAACTCAACAGAGTTGATCTCAGAAACCTCGAGTTCAGTACTAGAAACAGAAGTGCAGGTCAAGGTGAAACCTACCCAGCCACCGGGGTGGATGACGTCAACCCAGAATTTGCCGGCACCAGTTGTACCAGCGGCATTGCAAACCATGTACTGTTCTGCAACGCCGGTGGAGAAGGTGTCGGTAGTGATACAATTGACGTCAGATATAGCCACACCCGTACTTTCGATGTTAACGATGTATGCGCCTGGGCGTTGAAAAGTTAAACGATTGTTTGTCACACCAACAATGGACATTCCATTTGTAGTAGTGGCGGTGGTAGGGGCCGCGCCCAAGGGAAGGGCGTCGGTTTCACTGACACCCGTGCTAAGAAAATACCCGTAAATGAATGAGGGACCATTAACCCCCTTAGGGGTGTGGAGCTTTATTGTGTACGTGGAATATAAATAGCCAAGGGTGTTTCCAGCGATTGCTGTAGCTTGTCCCTCGTTGGCAACGTACAAGACTCCCCAATCGGTCAACCGGCGGTCGTCTGTTGTCTCCGAAGAGAGATCATTGCTGCGCACGAGTCGATTGGGGATCATCTTGAGGTTTTGTTTTGAAGAATGGTGAGTAACTTCTTTCCAAGGCATGGTGTTGACTTGGCCGACGAAGTTTTCCATTTCGACTGATGATAGGGGTGTTTCACCGCCTGCATCATAGTCGACCATAATGGTAACATCTCCGTCGATGTCAGTTGAACATTTTGGTTTATACTGGCACTCCCACTTTTCAATGGTGTAGTACTCGTATTGTTTCGCTATGTTCGTTAGCCAATTAGCCATGACCGGTATACCGGGGTTGCACTCAAAACGTTGTACGTTAAAGAGCACGCTCGCCGTAACCGCGCCGAATCGTTCGGTGTGAGAAATTGTTATTTCACCCCCTGGGTGGTAATGGATTCCGGGACCCATTTGTCTGTAACGACGCATCTCGCTGACGGGAGCAGTAATTTTGTTACTGAACCCGTTTTGATGATTAGAGTTAGCATTGGCGCGAAACTTGTGTCTGCCTTTTGCCATACCCGCGTGTTTGATCCCTTGAACCATATTGTTGATTTCATTGGCTGTGGGCTTGCGTGGTTTACCCCCGCCGCCCTTCTTACCGCCGAACAACTTGTTCTTACCATAATCCAAGGCTTTGCCGCCGAGGTAGCTTCCTAATGCGAAACCTAGTTCTTCCATTCGAAAATTTTTACGATTTAACGTGTTGTGTTTCCAAATTGAATAATCTGATGAATGTAAATCCGATCCTACGTAATTGTCGTAGTTGAACGGAATTTTAGTTAGAGATCCAGAAATCTCGAAACTTTATTGATATATAACACAGTAAATTACTATAGGTGTTATGGGTGCCACTACTGCTCCCACAACTGTTGGTCTTACGCATCTGTGGTATGCTGCCGTTATGGAGTCTTATGCTGGGGTTAGACAGCTGCTCCGACATCGTGTGAAAAGTTATCCACGAGGTACGTTATATCTTTGATTCTAGCATGGTGCCTGAACTCCCACAAAATTGCATATCGCTGAGAATAATCTGTTTTCTTAGTGAAATGCCTATGCAGGGTCTTGCTGATGCTATCCAAAGCAGGTTTGAACTCTGGTCCAATAAAATTGTGACTACAGAAATTCAACTCGTTATCAGGTAAAAACTCAACGCTTCGCATGGTTAACCCAAGCGATTTGTATTTGTTCGTAAGCTCTTCGGCAGTTCCGGAGGTGACCTCAATACAGTCATCCCCCGCAACGACAGCCCGTAAACTGCCTGCCAATCGCGCGTTTGTCGCACGCGCGGCTCCATTACCGACTGTTGTTAACACTGAACCCGACAACATTCCGCCCGGATTCTCCCGGACGTAAAACCCAGTCTTGTTTCCACTTTCGGGGAGAACAAGGAGGGGATTCGTTATCATGAGTGCCAGTCGATCAATGGCCCTTATATATCTTTTATACTTAATCTTATCCAACCGATGAGTTATGAGTTTGAAAGCATGGCAAATGGAATCTCTTCCAATGCTCGCATCCCAGCCCTTTATATCAGAACTAACACGCCTGCCTCCATATGCTCCTAAAACGGAAATCACATTTTGGCAAAACTCTTTACTCATCTCATCGGTAAACCCTATCCCAACAGCTTCTATATTATTCGGAAACTCTTTCTTAATCTCACTCAACATTTTACCGACGAGCATACGCTCAACCAATTGGTCGACAACGTCTAAGTTATAAACTACCCTTTCGCGATGTTCTACGATTTTACGCATCGGGTTGGGTTCAAACTTAGCAAACGACATAACTGGCCCCCGAAAACCACTCTTGTAGAGGTAAACGGGGTCGTCCCTAAATTCTTCACTAAATAACAATAACCACAATCTATGAGCGGCGGAACTTACAAGTTCTTGGCGACACGCTTTGACTGTTTCTTTGATATTTTGGGCTCTACGATTGTAGGGGAAACCGGGCCCTGAAGTTGGGTTGAGTTGAATAATTGTTCTGCTTGCAAAATTTTCAAATCTGCGCGATCCTGGTAATGTTTCTGGATCGCGATTTTCGCTTGCAGTCGGTTCAACTGATCTTGGCTCCGAACCCACTCCGGGACGATCAAGTTCTGACCATCCGATTGTGCTGATTTCTCCATTGCTGAGATAATCTGATTCAAGGCCTTCTTCGGTAAAACAAATTTCTGGGTCGCCGCACTTGGCGAAGATTTCTGCTTCCCATCCTGGGACAGAGGCTTCACCAGCTTGGCTTCCGAAGTTGGAAGTGGCTTGGCAAGTTCCAGCGCTGGTGGCGCGGAACAGGTCAACACTTGTTGGCATTGCGTAATCGGCAACACCGGGGACAAGTTCAATGACTTTGTCGGGGATTGGCATGGCTCGCTTGGTATTTGAATTACCGATGCGACCCTGGGCATAGCCAACTCTGACGAGTTCATAGGGGTTGGAGTACTTGGGGCGGGGATAGGGGATATAATCGCAATCTCCGGCCCAGGTAACACCAGCAAGGACTGTACTGGCGACTCCAACGGAATCGGGGGCTTCTGGGTGCCCCCTACCCGCTCGAAATCCACATCTGGAAGCGGTTGTTCAATCAACACGACAGGTGACCCTGGAGTTTCATGAAATACCTTTCGAATGATTGACTTAAACTTCGATTCAGAATCGGAACCACTGGGCTCATCGGCCCAGGCTCCGCCATACTTGGAAGCTGAAGAAATCTTAAAGGGATCAACTCTCGAGCCTGCCTTAGCAGCACGAGTATTGATTTCCCCGAGAGAAAATTTCTTCTTCTCCGAAGGACCGCGTGTGACGCCGCCATCAACAGATTCACTGCCGTCCGAATCAAACGGATCGACAGCGTTGTCAAGCTTGGCTTGTACGCGATCATATTCTTCCTCTTGGTCAATTTCCTTATCTCCTTCCACCTCCATACGCCGTCGCCATCTTTCAGCTTCGGCTTCCACAGCGTCGTTGTCATAAAAGCGGCCCTTAGACCAGCCCTCAGAACCAGAACCGTCACTACTTTCAGGCTTAATCCAGACAGGCCCGTGTAACAACACCATAGTGTTGTAGGCGGAAATGCACTGGTTGTACCTGTCTTCGACAGGAACCTTATTGTTGTGACCGGCGGTGTGGACACCAATCAACTTCAATTTCTGGATAACCCCCGAACCGGAGGTAGAACCTATCGTTGAAGCAGAATGGTCTATGTTGTAGGGTTGGTAAAACCCTACACCTGGCAAACGCATATGCGCAGGTGTGGTACGAATCAATCGACCCTCGGTGACTACAGTGTGCATAGCAGCGCCTAGTTGGCGTTTCTGGTATATACTAATATAGCCGTCCATTGGGGGTACAATCTCGATTGATCGAAGTGAGAGAAATCGCACATGTTCAGACGATAACTGTAATGTGCAAAAGTCACCTAAGTCTTTTCTCGCTAGAGCAACGAAAAGAGACCCGGGAGTGGGGACCAAAGGCATTTTATTACCATTAGGTCCCATGATGTAGGTTGAAGTGTCCACGACATGCGCGGCCGTTAGAATATAATCCTTGCCATTCCAGGAAGAGCGGGTCCCGTGACCATTAATTTCAGAGTCACGATAAAACGTGACCATCGAATTACGGTCAGGGGTAGGTCGAGCTCTGGAATTCTCTATGGCAGATTCTAGGACAACTTTTTCGGGGGTGGCACTCACACCAATTTGAAGTGACGGGTGCTGAACGATAGCAACCACAACCTTGTCTACTAGAACCTGGGTGTAGCTCATGTTACCATCAACCACGACGTGCTCAAGACTCGCAATTGGAATGCGAATCGTAAGGTCGGGGTTAGGAAGCGACTTAGCCGCTTCCCGCATGATCCATTGTGCGCTAGCACTCGGGCACAGAAAACAAAAGATGGTTACTCCTAACCACCTAACAAAGAGGGACACACGTTTGACGAAAACAGGCAACAATCGAAAACAACGGAAAGTGAAACCGAGAACGACGAAAACCAATTTAGTCAATATGAGAAGGGTAACCAGTATCATGGACAATAACACAAGGTCAAAAGTCCACTTCAACAGAGTTAACCTGTGAGTGACAAAGGCACCAGAGGCAACAGACCACGCTGACGAAGCGTGGAACAACACAAACTGGGCGACACCAACCACACGAAAGAGAAAGTTCTCAGCCATGTGGGAATAATCGTGGATTAGACGAATAAGGTGCGGCAACAGGTGCTGTGCAAACAAGTCGGCAAATGACCTAAATAGGACATCGGGGACTGGCATGACTGTGGTCATAGTGACTTTACAAGGTACGGTTTATATATCCG